ATGCAGTTCCCCGACATATCGAATAAGTCCAAGTTCAGTTGCTACCAGGTAGTTGACCCTGCAGGCGCAAGGAACTACACCTGCATCTGGGCTGGAGTTAACGAGCACGGCGAAGTATACATCCGCAAGGAGTGGCCCGACCGTGATACTTTTGGGGAGTGGGCAATCTTTGGAGATCCCAAGTGGAGATACGGACCAGCATCTAAGAAGGTAGGCCTCAACGTAGAAGGATACTGTGAATTATTCAAAGAAATCGAAGACGACCTAGGCGTAGAAGTGACCGAACGCATCGGGGACTCCAGGTTCTTTGCCAAGGAAAACGAAAACAATGACGACCTGTTTACTTCGTTCTATGATTTTGGTCTTAGCTTTATTCCGTCAAACGGAGCAATGGAAGACCAGGGCATTACAGCCCTGGACGACTGGTTTAACTACAACCCTAACGTAAGCATTGATGCAAGTAACAGGCCCCTGTGCTATATACACAAGGACTGCGGAAACCTTATAGATAGTCTGATAAACTATAACAAGCAGGGAAAACCAGACGAACCCTTGAAGGATTTCTTCGACGTAATACGATACTTAAGAATGTCTAACGGAGGCGAGGGACCAGACTTTATGTCCAGCGCATCCATGCAAACAACAAGAACAAATCAAGGAGGATATTAATATGCCCAAGAAAAGACTAAAGACAATTGCTGCAGAGCACAAAGTGCAAGTAGATGAAATTGTAGAACTAGTAGAAACAAAGCTACCAGAGCATACCATTACAGGTACTGGCTACGCCAGGTGGATAAACGAAGAAGGGCAAGAACTACTGGCCGAAGCCGTTGATATACCAGAGCTTATGCCTAAGCGATACAGAGGGGTTGTGCACTCTAAGGCGCCTAACCGAAGCTACGTTTATGTATACATACGGGAAATACAAAAGAAGGTCCCGATGGTTATCGCTCGTAGATATGAAGATTGGTTGACCGAAGGCAAACAGGTAGACGTCGAAGCCATCGAAGACGACAAGGGAACATCTTATCGCTATGTCCGATGAAAAAGATATTACACTTGATCCAGAATGGATCAAAGAACAGGTGCACCGCCTAGCTGGATGGGAGTACTTGAACCGTCATGTTAAGCATGAACTTGACAAGACTATGCTTCCACAAGAATTATGTGATAAAATTGGCGTTCACAAGGGTTACATCCACGAGATGACAAAATCAATCCGAACAAAATTAAATGCAAAATAAATCTACTTTTGAAGCCTTAACGTACGTTGATGCAAACCCCGATATAAGTGCACTGCGTAACGCCTACGACGAAACAGTAAACGAACTAGAGTCCTACTTTGATTTATGCCGTACTAGTTACGACGACCGCAGGAACTGGTGGCCAGGCAAGAGCCGTGATCACCGCAAGCATGGAGCAGACGCATTCCCTTGGGAAGGCGCATCCGATACAGAGAGCCACGTAATCGACGAACGCATTACACGCCTGGTATCTTTGTTTATGTCTTCTCTTAATCGTGCAAACATTCGTGCGTACCCCGTAGAGTCCAACGATATTTCCCGTGCAGAGATCGTATCTTCGTTTCTTAAGTGGATGACAACCAGTGGATATATTCCACGCTATAAGCGTGAAATGGAACTAGGTGCTAACTACTTGCTGGAGCGAGGCCTATTGATTACATACGTTGGCTGGCACAGTGAAGACAGGCAGTTCCTGCAGAAACTTACACTAGAACAGATTGCAGAACTTGATCCAAATATTTTTGGGGCAGTGCAGTCAGGTGAAAAGGACGACGAATTAATATTTATCCTGCAAAACATTTTTGAAGGAGTTACAGAAAAGCGTGCAAAGAAAGCACTGAAGGAACTCAGAGATGCAGGCGAAGCCGAGCTACCTGTAGTTCGCAGGCAGGTAAACGCTCCAGAAATTAAAACACTAGCCCCAGACGGGGACTTCTTTTTTCCTCCGTATGTAACCGATCCGCAGCGAGCACCTTACTGCTTCTGGAGAACTTACTATACAGCTCAAGAACTAGAAAACAAAGTAGCAACTGCAGGCTGGGACGCAGACTTCGTTGAATACATTATTGAGCACTACCGAGGGGTAAACATTGATAGCCTTGAAAGAGAACAGGAAGGCCGCCGTAGTACTAGCTTGACCGATAACGCTTACGAAGCAAATGAACTAATAGAAATCGTGTACGCTTACCAACGGCTGGTCGACCCTGAAGATGGATCCGAAGGGATCTACTGCACAGTATTCCACAAGGAGTACAGCGGAGACAACAATGAGGCGCCTGCTTATGCAAAGCGTGAACTACTTAACGGCTACGAGGACTACCCAGTTGTAGTCACGAAGCTGTCCGAAGACAGCAAGCGCTTGTACGACACGACTACAGTTCCAGATCTACTTCGTGGTATTCAGAACCAAGTCAAGGTTGAGCGTGACTCCAGAATTGACCGCAATAGTTTAGCGACTCTGCCTCCTATCCTGCACCCAGTAGGACAGGCGCCCAGCGACTGGGGGCCAGGACGCATGATTCCTTATCGCCGCAAGGGTGACTTGGACTTTGCGCCTACGCCTGCTTATAACCAAGGCTCAGTAGAAATGGAAGTCAACCAGTCCGCACAAGCGGACCGCCTGGTAGGCTTAGACGAAACCTCGCAGATCTCTAGTGTACGCAAGCAGTTCTTAGTTGATAAGTTCCTGCAGCACAACGCAGAGGTAATGCGCATGGCGTATCGTTGCTTCCAGCGCTTCGGACCAGAAGAAGTGTTCTTCCGTGTAACTGGTGTACCAGATCCTCAAGTTATGGACCGAGGTGATCCAGACCAAAACTTTGACATTACTATTAACTACGATGTCTTGAATACAGATCCTAAGTCTCAAGAGGTTAAGCTAGCTCAAATGACTCAGCTTATACAGTTGGACCGCAACGGACGTATAGACGTTGATAAGTTGATTTCTGTTCTTGCGGGTTCGGTTGATCCTATCCTTGCGGACTCAGTACTGACTCCAGTAGAAAACGCACAGCAGCAAGTAGTTAAGGATGTAACCGATGACTTGACCAAGATATACGCTGGCATCGAAATGCCAGCACGTGCAAGCGGAGGACAGATTGCTATGCAGGTCCTTGAGCAGTACGGTCAACAGCCAGACATTCAGCAGAAGCTACAAGAAGACGAAGCCTTTGCTGCCAGGTTGCAAAAGTACGCAGGCCAATACCAGTTCCAGATGCAACAAATGCAGAACGCTGAAATTGGCCGCATAGGTACAACCCCTGCACAAATGGGAGAAGTAGGCACCCAAGAAATGCCTCAGTACTAATATGGAAAAACCTCAGATCGAAGAAGACATCGAGCACCTAAAACGGCACGATTCATTTAACCGCTTTATAGATTTTGTAAAGCAGATGCGGGAGGAGTGCATCGCAGAGATGTACGAGTCCCCGACGGACAAGATCCAACAACTTTCAGGACGTATACTTAGTTACGATCAGATCATAACTATGTCTACCTGGGGCAAGCATTCCCCTTCCGAATAATTTCTTGCACGCATTTCGTGTGCTATAATGCAAAACATAGCTATCGCTCGGCGTTGAAGAGTGGAATTATATGAACAACGAAGTCACAACGGGAGTCGCTGAACCCGAAAACTCTACAGCGGAAGAAAAAACAAATATATCAGCGGAGGATTTTGCGATCCAACGCTTAGGGCAACCAGCCCCTGAACCCGAGGAGGAAGAGACTCCAGAGGTTGAGGAAGAGGTTGCTGACGAAATTGCTACTGAAGAAGAAGAAGGTACAGAGGAATCAGACGAGAGTACTGAAGACGAAGAACCCGAAGCTGAATCAGAAGAGCAAGTTCTTTCTCAGATTGATTTAGACGAAATGTCCGAAGAGGAACTGCGGGAACTAGCCGACAAGCTAGGCAGCCGTGCAGTAGCCCGCTTTGGAGAACTCACAGCTAAACGCAAGGCAGCAGAAGAAAAGCTACAACAAATTGAAGCTAAACTTTCTGCCGAGCAAAGCAATCCACTGCAACCCAAGAAGGAAGTTAAGAACAATCCGTTCGATAATGTAGATACTTTAGAGGATCTACAATCTAAAGCAACGGATGCTAGTAACGTCATTGAATGGGCCGAGGACATTATGTTCAACGCAGACGGATACGAAGCTGATGATGTAGTCACAGAAGTAGAAGGTAAGGAAATGACCAAGGCAGACGTCCGCAATGCTTTATTGCAGGCACGCAAAGCCAGGGATAAGTTTCTTCCTGCTCGCTTAGAAGAAATCCAAAAGGTTGAACAAAGCAAACAAATGCAAGAGCACCTTAGTGCTCAAGCTGAAGCTGAGTTACCGTGGATGACAGGCGAGGACAACGATACACGGCGTGAATACGAGGCTATCATGAAGGACCCTAGGGTTGATACATTGATGGATAATCTTCCCGCTGACGTAAAGGCTCAGATGCCATATCTACTAGCGCACGCAGCTAACAGCATCTACGGCAGGAAAGAAGTAAAGAGTACTAAGTCTAAAGTAAGACTTAACCCTTCTAATACTTCTACTCCAAATGCCGCAGGTTCTGAAAAGCCAGTAAGCCGCACTAATAAATCAATCAAGAACTTGAGTACTCAGTTTAGGCAATCAGGACAAAAAGATGACTTCATTACTCTCAGAACTCTTCAACTACAAAATAAATAAATTAATTAAACCATAAAATACAATGGCATTCTCAAATACATTCGACACCACTAATACTGGTTCCGCCGTTTCTAATCGTGAAGAGCTTACAGATGTACTTACCATCTTGGCTCCCGAAGAAACTCCCGTCCTTTCATCTGCTTCTAAAAAGAAGTCTGGCGCTACATTCACTGAATGGACCGTTGACGCTCTTTCTGCTCCTAGCACTGCAGGTGTTACAGAAGGCGCAGACGTTACTGCATTCACTGATAAGTTCGCTGGTCGTGCTCGCCTTGGTAACTACGTCCAAAAATTCCGCCGTGACTTCATGGTCTCTGACCTGCAAGACGCTGTTGAATCCGTTGGCCCAGCCAAGATTGCACAAGCTGAAGCTAAAGCAATTCGTGAACTAAAACGTGACGTTGAAGCTACACTCATCGGTACACAAGATCGCAGCATCGAAGATGGTGCTGGTACAGCCTACGGCCTTCGTGGTCTTGGTGACTGGATCGACTCCGCTGGTCCTTCTGACGTTCCTGCTGACTTCCGCACTCCTGCTGCTTCGATTTACGACATCAGTACTTCTGGTGCATTTAGCGAAGCTGCACTTAACGGCCTGATATCTTCGATCTATCGTGAAACTGGTAACTCCAACAACCTTATGCTTGTTGCTGACACTGGTCTTCGTCGTACTATCGCTGACTTTGCTCGCCTCGGTGGTGCAAGTGGTGATTCGGTTCGTTCGGTAAACTACGACGGCAACAAGGCCGAGATTAAACTCTCTGTCGAGCTATACCAAAGTGATCACGGCATGGTGTCCATCGTCAACATGAACCCAGACACTGCTCCTGCTACACTTGCTGGCGGTACTAGCTTCAATGACGGCTACCTCATCAACCCTGAGTACTACGGCGTGCACGAACTGATCCCTATGGGTTCAACTCGCTTGCCTAATCTTGGTGGTGGAGAACGTGGATTCTGCGATTGCACCTTGACTTTAGGTGTATATCAGCCACAAGCTCACGGTAAGATCACTCAGTAATTACTCATTAACAAAGGAGACATAATAATATGGCAACTACAAAATACAATGGCAAGACAGTTCAAGAACTGGCTGCCTACACAGACTCCATCCGCATTACTCATGCAGATTTGACAGCAGCAGCAACTACTCAAACAATCACTAAGACAGTTAAAGCTGGTCAACAAATTCGTGGTGTCGCTTTTAAAGTACACACGGCTTTTAACGGTGGAGCAACTTCTGCTCTTTCGCTTGACGTAGGTGATGGTGTTGATGCAGATGGTTATATTGATGGTGAAGAAATCCACGCAGACGCAACCGAAGTTCTCTTCGGTCCTGTTCTTGGTGGACTACTCAATGGCAAAACTTATGCTGTTGATGACACTATTGACATCTTGTTCACAGCAACTGGTGCAAACGTATCAGTTCTTGATGCAGGTGAAGTTGAAATTCTTTTCAACGTCATCAGCCTGAACGACGTTTCAGCAGATTTCGCTAACTAATTAAATTCTGGTTGGGGGGCTTCGGCCCCCCGCCTTTTTTAATATGGAAATAATTAACAAAGTCCCAACGTATTCAGACGGGGAGGTCGACGAGGCCTTCATGAATGAAATCAAAAATGGATTTGCACTTGAGCGACGGACAGAAGCAGCTCGTGTAAACCAGGCTCGTAAAGAAGCCACGCAGGAAAAAGGAAAGGTGCATCCTGTGCTAGGCCGTTGCGTAGCAACTATACCGCACCGTGAGTACTTCCGACTCATTAAAAAATACGGACAAGAGACAGTGCACTCCAAGGAGTTCCTGCAATACTTTCAAAAAAATTTCTCGGACCTTACACCCAATAAACTTTAATGCAGACCAGAACCTACGGCGATCTTTTTAAGTTAATCCAATCC